TGATTGTTTTACCAGAGGACGCTCATGTTCCTTTTGGTTGGGGCGAACGCCGTGTTGATACTGATAACAGAGTGGCTAAACCGAATGGTTCAGCACAATCGTTTAAAGGAGAGGCATAAAATCATAGTAAGCCATGAGTGCTGAGAACGCCAAGTATGTTATCATAATGATTCTCGAACCGTGGCAGTGCAAGCGATTTTCTATTGGCGTATACCTTTGTCGTGATTGCATACTGAGGGGAATTTATTTTCCCCTCTTTTATTTTTGTGTTTGACAATACATCCCATAAATGATAAAAGGATTTATCTAGTAAAGAAAGGAAACTATAAATGTATTATATGGCGTATGGTATGAATACCAATAAAGAGGCGATGGAAGTTCGTTGCCCCAAAGCCAAGCCTATGGGTGGGTTTTACTTACCTAATCACCGTTTGATCTTTCGCAGGGTTGCTGACTTTCGACATGATGTCGATGCTATCTTGCCAGTTGTTTTGTGGGAAATCACAGAGGACTGCTTGAGATCGTTGGACAGTTTGGAAGGTTATCCGAGTTTGTATGATCGCAGAAAGATCAATGGCGAGTGGATAATCTACGACATGAACGGTAATAAAAATGAATTGAGCGCACCGTCTGGTGGCTACTATCACATGATCGAACAAGGCTACAAATACTTCGGCCTTGATGATTATAACCTGAGAGCGGCATTACGCGATGCTGACATTGTTGGATTAGGAGAGACAGCATAATGGCTAGGAAAGAAAAAGTATCTTATAATTACCTGATGCGAATGGCTTCGGGTAATTACTTAACTGAGTATTTGCCTGAAGATTGGCACACATGGAACAGCAAGAAAGCTGACACGTTTGTAACAGAAAATGCGTGGGAGCCTCTTGAACACTATGATGCTGAAGAGATTTGGCAACAAATATCGCAGATGGCTGACCTTATGGAGAATTGCATTGAGCGTTACAGTGGGGTTGATCATGCTAACAAAGGATGAGTTGATCAAACTGGTTCACAAGGCGCTTGCTGATAGCAACGATAAAGATGTTGATTGTGAGCGCCTGACTTCATTCGAACAAGATAACGATGAGGTTCTTTTAAGGTTCTTTGGATTGGAGGAAGAAGATGAATAAACTTATTCGGCTTTTGGAGCAGATGGATACTGACTTTGAAGATCGTTGGATTGCTGTCATTGCTATATTGATGGTTATTGTTTGGATCTTAGGAATTCATTTCCAATGGTTCTAAACAACATAAACCGAACAAATTGATCCCCGCAGAAATGTGGGGATTTTTTTTGCCCAGCGGATAAGCCGAACAATTTATCGGGTTATTTATTTTGCATTTTTACTTGCATCCCATATATTCCCATGCTATTTATTTTCACACAGTAGGTTAACCGCTTGTTACCTACTGCCTCAAAATACTAAACTATACCCCCGATGCTTTTATTTCTGTTTTTGTATCGGGGGTTTTTTTATAAAAAAATTTATTTTTTCGCTTGACCCGACATATAAACTATTTTATATGTTATGGTATGTTTAGATATTTGGAGGTAAAACATGGGATTAGATATGTATCTACGCGGTGAGCAATACGTTAGTGAGTATGATCATTCGCAACAAGCACCCGAAGGTGGTAGCTTGAAAGTTGAGCGGCCTAAGATAGATGGCTTTGATATTTGTGAGTACGTTCTTGATATGGGGCAGTGGCGCAAGTTCGCACCGTTGCATGAATATATCGTGAAAGAATACGCAGAGGGCGATGATAATTGCCGCAGAATTGAGCTTGAACCCGAACAGCTTCGCAAGATTGCTAATGCTTTACGGCACGACAAGTTACCTGCCAATGAGGATTGCGGTGGTTGTTTCTTCGGACATCCTGAGTGGTGGCAAGAAGAGCGAACTGAACGTGCGTGGGAACATGCACAGAAGTTCGAGAAAGCAGCTTACTGGATAGAGCAGAAAGCTTGGCGTTCAGTTTATTATCAGGCGAGTTGGTAGTATGTGGATTTGCAACAAGTGCAACAAAGAGTGGGGGGTGGATGATTTTGCCCCCGACCTTTGCGAGTGTGGTGGCGAGGTAAAGTTCATTGAGCCTCAAGCTATGATTGAGATCAACAAAGTTCTGGACGATGCGTTTCAGAAAGTATTCGGGGAGAAATGGTAATGAATAAAGAAGAAGAAAAAGATATGCTAAAGAAAATATTACCTAAACATATGTCAGAAATTGGCAATCGTATTGGGTTCATTGAAACGATTGATGACACTTTAAAAGTTTATAGATCTATTGTTGACGATGACGAAGATGATAAAGTTCCATTTGAAGAAAAAATGGCTGTTCGGGATGCTATTGAGCATATCAAACATTGTGATTTGTATCACATGGGAGAGGAGTTCAATGAAATTTTGACAGACTGGGGTGATCAATACGATGATATTTTGTTTGGCGAAATGCGGTTCAGTAAATTTACCAGACCACCATCAAGATTGTGTTATGTTCGTGTAGCCCAAGTTGAAAGATATTTAGATGAACAAAGTGTTCAAAACCTTGGTTTTTTAACTGAATACTTTGAAGATGGGATGACTTCAGTTAAAGCAGTTGCTCCATTTTCTCCACCGATAGTTATTGGTGCGTATCACCCCGACAAAGGTATTTTCTTTGATGGCAACGATGATCCTAATTCTTGGGAAGAAAGAAAAAGAGTATTTGTTTCAAATACAATTTTAGCAATTGCAGGGTGTTTTGAGTTAATTAACAACCCGAAGTTTATCGTAACTCAAGCCGCAGGTACTAGAGCGCAAAGAAAACAAATGAAGCGTGAACAACATATTCCTTTGGAAGTATGGCATAAAATATCGTGGAACGTAGATGAGGACACGGTTGAAGTTAAAGAAGGTGAGCGTGGTGGATGGCGTTTGCCACTTCATTATAACAGAGGCCACCCGAAAAAAGCCGAACCGCATCATAAAAATGTGATGTACAAAAATGGCAAGCCATACAAATGGATACATGGATATTGGGCGGGGCATCCCGCATTTGGAATTAAAAAGGGCTATCATGCCCCAAAGCTAGGAAAGGCAGCATAAATGGCGATTGAAGACGATACTATGTGTATGCATTACACACTTGAAAGGCTTAGTGACATCAAGACTGAGACTGATTTGAATGAGTTTAAGAAAGAGATTAAGCACAATCTTGGTGTTAATGAGCAATGGCGCAGGGATAATCCTGCGTACCTTGAGTTATTAGCGCAAGATGATTTTGATGTATTGAGGGCTGTTAAAACAACTAAGGACAAATATGTTCGTAGAGCCTTGGAGAAATCAAAGAACGTGAGTTCTGCTTCTAAATTATTAGGGTTGAAAAATTATCAAACCCTGCAAAACTGGATGAGAGAGTTAGGTATCGAAGATGATAACAACATTCGAAAATAAGAAAGATAAGCCAAGCTTGAAAGATGCTCAAGCACTTGTCGGTGGTTTAGTCGAAATGGTTCACTTACCGCATAGACCAGAATTGCAAGTTCTTGTTAACGAAGAGGGGCTTTTGAAAGACTTGCCCCTAAATGTGGAGGCATCAAAGCTATGTATGCAACCTATCGTTGGGGACGTTGTGGTTTTAAAAGGAGAGGCACAATGGGACTAAATGACGATGATAAGTTTCACACGGTTCATGTGTACCCAAAGCCTGATCACTATCCTGAGAAGCGAGAGTTCTTTGTCGAGATAGAGGGCGTTGTTAAGAAGACTTATCCTATAAAAGCCGAGAGTTCTGCAAAGGCCAGTCAAATGGCTAAAAGCGAGTTCATAATTGAGTTCGGTGGAGACAAGGAAAAGATCCTGATTAACGATGTGTGGAAAAACAAATGATTGAATACTTTACGGCACTTGTCATTGCATATACTTTGCACGGTCACGATATTGAAACAGCCGTATGGTTCGAGAGCGAGAAGCATTGTTCGAGAGCTATGGAGAACAGAAGTGCAGATTTCATGTACGACTATTTGTACGATCTTTATGGCAATGACATTTCGATGGGATGCTACACGACAAATAAAGTATCAAAATTAGTTAGGCCGCGAGTTCGGCCTAATTAATTATTTAGGCAGGTTGTATTTTTTTATAATATTCCGAACAAAAGTTTCGGTTGAAAACATTACTTCTGCAATTTTTGGTATATTCATATTTCTGCTTAAAAAACTATTAACCATCTTTGCATTTTTAGATAGATTTTTAATCTCATCTGATTTTTCAGCAAAAGTTTTTATTTTGATTTGTCCCCGAAGGTGAGGCTTTTCTGATACGTCCAACCTGTTTTGAACGCACCAGTTTTTGCTGTAGAGATCCTCATATCTTATTCTAGCAGCTTCGTTTTCGTATATTTTACCCTTTGCTTTAGCCTTCATTATTCACCACCATTTATAATTTCTTGTTGTGCCTGATGTAGATCACCGCCCACAACCCCGAGAAATCTTCTTGAACCTTGATTTGTTCTTTTATATTTACCAATTCTACCTGCTTGCAACAAAGCTGTAACAGCGTTTTTAATTGTTGTTTTCCCATCATCTCTCAAGTTTGCAGCGTTTATGTTTTCGTCTGGAGTTGCGGCAATAGTGTCAAAGATACTATCTTGTCCATCATGCGTCATATAAATACCCGCTCGTTCTTGTAAATCTATAAAGTTGAAAACATATTCCAATCTACTCCGAACAATTTCAGAACCAATGATACTTCTGATATCTTCGCTTCTATCCTCTAACAATCCATTGTTCGGGTTACGAATAAAATGTCTAATGTCCCGATTGGCAACACCGTTTGATTTTACAACTGCGCCATCAAATACAGCGTTTCTTGTGTAAGTAACCCCGAGATTTTTGCATCTTGTCCGAGCCACGCCTTCATCGACTTGCCACACAGCAAATGCTGACCTGACCCCATCAACAATAGCTGACGTACCCCGAATAAGATTACGAGCCTCTTCTGGCGTTGTAACAGGATCTTTGTCCCTAATCTTAGCCATATGGTGATTGACCATGACTGTAGCCCCTGTTTCTGTAGCTATCTGAGCTAACAAACCCATGAACGCAGCTCCAGCAGCAGGGTCTGCGTTTACGTCTGCGTGTACGAATGAAGCCATAGGATCAATAACAACCAAAGCCAGATCCTCGATTTCAAGCATTTCTTCGTATATCTTCTCAAACTCCGGTGATGTGACGTAAGTATTGTCCGCTTTCATCATAATTGGAAACACTCCGCCTTCATTCGGCAGCGGCACAACCAGCAGATCATGCTCATAACCCGAACGATTGTTTGAGTTGTCCAGCCTGCTGACCCGGCGATGTAGCTCATCTCTATCATCTTCCGCCGATAATATAATAGCTGACCCGTGATGTGATACCAAACCCCCGAAGGAACTTTGCATGGCTTGCCCCGAAGCGACCTTCATAGCCAGATCCAATGTCATCATACCTTTACCGCTATCTCCAGCAGCCGCGAATACACATGGAACCCCGAGTGGTATAGTATCTCCGATTAGAAATTTTTGTTCGGGTGGCGCACCAACGAACTGCTCTCCGATCAACAGGTTTCTGTTCTTGAGAGATAACGCCTTCTTTACTTTGTGGTTTGGTGCGTTGAGAAACTTCGATATATCAAATGCTTCTTC